CTGTACCCATTTCTGCAAAAATAGCAAAGGATTCTTTATTCCAACATTTTTTTAAAGCATCTTTTTGATGCTCATACGGCACAGTTTTAAATTTATACATTTCTTATTTCTAGTTATTGACTAGCCTTATAACATATGATATAATATAAAACAAGAAATATAACGGAGAAATAAATATGAATAAATTATTAAACTATCCCAATAAAATACATTGGAAAGATTACGATGGATTGGAAGAATGCCCTAATTTAAATATGAAATGGTCATTAGAATTAACTCGTGTTCAAGACCTGGGAGAAGATGATAGGTTTAATCATTTTTTAATTAATAAATCAAAACCAATTACTAATTATCCCGAAGTAGTGGAAGATCCAAGCGGTAGTGCCATTCCTGGAGATGAAGAAGAGAGATATGATGATTTTTTAAATTTTCGTCCTGGATTAAGAATTCAAGAAGAATATTTCTTTAAAAATATTACATATTATACTCAATCATGGGAAATAGTAAAACATGAAATTTTGGATTTTGAAAAAATTAAAAAAAATTATGTTTCATTTTTTCGTAATATAAAAGGATTTAGTAAAGAAGAACTAAAAAAAATAAGTGACTTGATGAGTAAAATACATGATTAAATGGTATAGAGAAAAAAAACTTTATTGGTATAATAAAATACACTGGTACAAAGGATATGATTATTTTAGCAAAAAAGCATTAACTAACATAGTTTCTAAACTTACAAAAAATCAATTAAACCAATTACTAAACACTTCTTTTAAAGGAACTAAACCTAAATGACAGTATATGTTTTACAAGAAATGGGTAGAAATGTTCGTTCAGCTGAAAAGTTTGGCGATTTAAAAGTTTGTCTCCCGGACAATAAACAAATAGTTTTATCATCAGGGCCCTTGGCTTTTAAGCTTCAGCAGGTACTAAAAGATTTTAATGATAATGACTACTTGCTATTAATGGGAGACCCTGCTATAATAGCGCTTGCTGGTGCAATTGCCAGTGACGTTAATAATAGAAAGTTCAAAGTTCTAAAGTGGGACCGCGATGAGAAAAGATACTACGATATAGAAATAGATTTGAGAGGATAATATGAATGAATTAATTAAACAGATGCAAGAAGATTCTAATTCTGTTCCTGAAGATAACATGGGTAAGATTGGTGCAGTTGCAACTGATATTGCGGATACCGAGCAAGAGATTTCAGAACTACAAGAACAATTACAAAAGAAAGTAGAATATGCGCGTAGACTTTCAGAAGAAGTTTTACCGAGTCTTTTTTCAGAAGTAGGATTATCAGAATTGAAATTAGCTGATGGCCGTAAAATAAAAGTTTCCGAGACATACACTGCTACTCCTTTAAAAGAGAATAGAGGTAAAGTATGGTCTTGGTTAAGAGACAATGGATTTGGGGATTTAGTAAAGAACCAAGTCACTTGTAGCTTTGGAAGAAATGAAGATGAGAAAGCTAGTAGTATTAGAGCCTCCCTTGATAAGGAAGGAATTGATACTACACAACGCGAGTGGGTCGAGTCTTCCACCCTTCGCGCATTCGTCCGTGAGCAATACGAAGCAGGTGTAGAACTTCCTATGGATCTTCTAGGCGCTAGAATTATTCACAAAACAACAATTAAATCTTAAATAGGTAAACAATAATGATTAAAGAAGTAAAAATTAAAGAGACTACATTAGATCTCGCGGTTCTCGCAGAGGATTCTAAGTCAATGAGTGGATTTGGAAAGCTTAATCTAGCAAGGGATACAGCTATCCCTTACATTAGCATTTTGCAAACAACAAGCCCACAAATTAACCCTTCTAAAGCTGAACATATTGAATCAGCAAAAGCAGGACAACTGTTTAACACAGTTACACAGGAAACTTTTGATAAACTAAAGGTTATCCCTGTTTTCTACCATCTCAAATACGTAGAGTGGAAACCTAGAGAGCAAGGTGGCGGGTTTATTAATTCTCATGATGCCGATAGTGGTATTATTGGACAAACCAAACGTGATCCTATGAACGGAAAAATGACATTACCTAATGGTAATCATATCGTTCAAACAGCCTATCATTATGTTTTAATGTTAGATGCTGATGGTGGTTACCAAAATGCTGTGATTAGCATGTCTTCAAGTCAGCTTAAAAAGAGCAGACGTTGGAACAGCTTAATGCTTTCACAAAAACTTAAGGGACCGTCTGGGATGTTTACTCCTCCTACATATGCAATGACTTATTCACTATCTTCTGTAGGTGAGTCTAATGACAGAGGTAGTTGGTTTGGATTTTCAATTGAGAAAGGTGACCAAGTAACTGATGCTTCTATATATGGCGAAAGTAAAGTTTTCGCTCAATCCGCTGCTAGTGGATCTGTAGATGCTAAACCAGCTGCTCCACAAATCACAACTGAAGAAAAACCTAAAGCAGTCAACGAAGAATCATTACCGTTTTAATTTAACCATTAATTAAACCTGGAGGGTTCGTGAACATTGATAAATTTAAATCTATATTTGAAGGTTTAGATGTGGCCTATGGTCAGCACCAGCCTAGCGGCTCGCGTGCTGACGGTAAGCAGCAGGGAAAATCTTATATTGTTAGGCAGGAGGTTACAGATGAATTATGGCAAAAACATTTGGAGGGTGAGGGTCCGTCTCTTGGTATTATTCCTATTAGGGCTGATAATACTACTAAGTGGGGATGTATTGATGTGGATAGTTATCCTTTGGATCATGTTATTTTACTCAAAAAAATAAGAAAATTAAATTTACCTTTAGTATATTGTAAATCTAAAAGTGGGGGCGCCCATTTATTTTTATTTACTAAAAAGACTATGGCTTCTAAACTAGTGAGGAGCAAGTTATCTTTGATGGCAGCTACTATTGGTCAGTCAACAGCAGAAATATTTCCAAAGCAATCTAGTATATCTTTAGAGAAAGGAGATTTAGGAAACTTTTTAAATCTTCCTTATTATCATGCAAACAAGTCAGTTCGTTACGCTCTAAAAGATAATGCTACTACCGCTAGTTTAGAAGAGTTCTATGAGTTATATGAAAAGCACGTAATAGAAGATTTAGATAAAATAGGGTTAAAGCAAGCAGAAATAGTAAAGGATGGCCCTCCTTGTTTGCAGGCGTTGTGTGAGCAAGGTTTCCCAGCCGGAACAAGAAATAATGGGCTGTTTAATATTGGAGTTTATACAAAGAAATTTGATCCAGATAATTGGGAAAAACTACTAGAGGAATACAATCAAAAATATATGAAACCTCCTCTAGATCATAAAGAAGTTTCTGTAGTAGTTAATAGTTTAGGAAAAAGCTACCAGTACAAATGTAAAGATCAACCAATTAATTCTTTTTGTAATGTTAGTTTATGCAAGACAAGAAAACACGGTGTTGGCGCAGAAAATGTATCCCAGCAACTAGGTGCTTTATCTAAGTTAGAAACAGAGCCACCAATATGGTTTTTAGAGATACCCACAGATGATGATGAGGATGATCTTAAAATACAGTTAACAACTGAGGAATTACAAATACAAACAAAATTTCAAAAGAGGGTTATGGATGTTTTAACCATGATGCCTCCTCTGATGAAGGCGTCCGATTGGCAGCAACTGGTTAATAGTAAGATGAATAAAGCTCTTAAGATTCCAGTGTCAAACGACGGTTCTGTGTCCGGTCAATTTTTAGCTCACCTCCAGGAGTTTTGTACTGATCGGGCGCAGGCGCATAAGAAGGAAGAAATGCTGTTGCGACAACCGTATAGTGAAGAGGGTATAACTTATTTTAGACTGCAAGATTTACACTCTTATCTAATAAGAAATAAATTTACTCATTATAGTAATACTGGACAGATTATTGCTGAGCTACAAAAGATAGATGGTAAGCATAAATTTTGGAAGCTAAAAGGAAAAGGTGTCAACACTTGGGGTGTGCCATCTTTTGATGAACAAGACTCAGAGCATGAGGTTAGGAAACAAGATGTTGTACCATTCTAAATCAAAAAGAAATGTAACTGACTTAAGATATGTGGAATCAGAAAAAGGATATTTTTATAATTTATGGGCCTCAATTAAATATGTCAGGAATGTTCCTTATAGTATTAAAAGCAGGGATCATCTTTTAGAACTGTGGAATAAACATAAAAAAGAGTATGGTCCTTGTTGTAGATATACTGGGGTTGAACTTACTACTAAACGTTCCACTGGTGAAGGTTGGAAAAAGAGTAGACCTACTAATTTATCCGTTGACCGTGTAGATCCTAGACTTCCTTATGAAGAAGGAAATATTGTCTTTTGCACATGGGAATTTAATAACAGAAAAAGTGGTGTCACACCTGATGATTGTAAACAAATACTGAAAGTATGGGAGGAGGAGCATCGTGCCAAAAGTTAATATAATACTAGGACCTCCAGGAACTGGTAAAACACATAATTTGTTAAACCTTGTAGAGAAAGAATTATCCAATGGAACACCTCCTGATAGAATTGCTTTTGTAAGCTTTACAACTAAGGCAACCAATGAAGCACGAGAAAGAGCTAAAATTAAGTTTAATTTAACAGATAAAGATCTTCCTTATTTTTGTACACTACATGCATTTGGTAAAAGGCAATCTGGATTTACGAAGGCAGAAATAATGGGGCCTGAAGACTATAAAGAGCTAGCCGTTAACTATGGTGTAAAATTAAAACAAATAGTACGTGATTGGGATGGTAATGGAATTATACAAACTGACAATAAATTTATTAGAGATATTAATAAAGCACGGATGCAGAGGGTAGAATTAAATGAATTTTATAACAAGAATAATTTAGATTATTCTTGGTACGAACTTCTACATACCTACAAATCTTTAGAGGATTATAAGCAAGGAAAGCATAAGTACGATTTTACGGATATGTTATCTCACTATTTAGCATTTGGTGAAGTACCTCAATTAGATGTAGTCATTGTCGATGAAGCACAAGATCTATCCCAACTACAGTGGAAGGTATGTGAGAAGATATGGAAAAATGCAAAGCGTGTATTTATTAGCGGGGATGATGACCAGGCTATTTTTAGGTGGGCAGGAGCTGATGTTGAGTATCTAATTAACATGGATGCTGAAATTAGTGTATTGGACCAATCTTATAGGTGTCCCGTTGAAGTACATAAAATAGCTTATGAAATTTCTAGTAGAATCAGGCAAAGACGAGAGAAGATATGGAAACCTCGTGAGGAAGAAGGGGTTGTAAGATTTCACGCTCATCCCACAAACGTTAATTTTAGAGAGGGAAACTGGTTGGTTATGGCTACATGTGGGTACATGCTAAAGGAAATAGAGGAGGATTTAAGACAACAAGGGTTACCTTATATTATTAAAGGTAAACATCCCGTTAATCCCACACTTATAAGAGCAGTTAATTCGTGGAATAAAATTCACGAGATGAAAAACATTTTTAGTAAAGATGTAATTTCTATGTATTCTTATCTTACAAGTGGTGGGGGAGTTAAGAAAGGATTTAAGTCTGGGAAAACTATAGAAGAAGATAAACCTTACGACTTAACTGAGTTAGTATTAAACCACGGTTTAAATGTATCTAATGTTCCTTGGGATGTTGCCTTTGAAAAGATAAGTGCGGAAGATAGATATTACATTATGTCATTAGAGAAGCACGGGGGACTAGTTAAGGATCCAAAGATTAATTTAAATACAGTGCATATATCAAAAGGAGGAGAATGTGATAATGTTATGTTGCTAACAGACTTATCCCGTTCCAATCAACAAGAAATGGAAAAGAATTCGGATGATACGAATAGAGTATTTTATGTAGGTGCTACTCGAGCAAAACAAAGTTTACATATTATTAACCCCCAGAGAGGAAGAGGATTTATTATATGAACAAAAGTGAAATTTTATTAAAAGCCGCTGAACTAGTTAATGGAGAAAGACAAAAAACCCACGGTGATATAAGAGAAAACCATGAACAAATAGCTGATTTTTGGAATACCTTATTAGATGTAAAGATTAGACCTGGATCATCAATTACAGCAGATGATGTAGCTACGATGATGGGGCTATTAAAAATATCTAGATCACAACAAGGAAATTTTAACCCGGATGATTATGTAGATGCCGCAGCCTACATAGCTATAGCAGGAGACTTAAAACATGGCATCTAATTTATTTAATGATGAAGTAAAAGCAGAATGGTTACACCCCACGGAGTTCCCTTCCATGAAAGGGAGGGAGGTTGTAGCGATTGATTTGGAGACATGTGATACTGAGTTAAAAAAAATGGGAGCTGGATGGCCTCGTAAAGTAGGCTCAGTTATAGGTATTGCTATATCTAGCGGTGATTTCACAGCTTATTATCCCATTGCGCACGAAGGGGGAGGTAATATGGATAGAGGACCAGTCTTAAAATATATTAAAGAAGTGTGTGAGGATGAATCTATACAAAAGGTATTCCACAACGCGCAATATGATATTGGATGGTTGAGCACTCTAAATATAGCTGTTAACGGGTACATTCATGATACAATGATAGCTTCCTCTTTGCTAGATGAGAATAGATATTCTTTTACTTTAAATAGCATGGTGGCCCAGTATCTCGGGGAGTTTAAAAATGAATCATTACTTAAGGCTAAGGCAGAGGAACTAGGCCTTGATCCTAAAGCTGAAATGTACAAGATGCCAGCAGAATTTGTAGGAGAATACGCAGAAGCAGACGCCCGTTTAACATGGAAATTACATCAAGCTTTAATTATTGAGATTGATAAGCAAGAATTAGACCGCGTATATGACATAGAATGTCGCCTCATTCGTGTTATATTTAATATGACTAAACGTGGTGTTCGTGTAGATATAGATAAAGCTGCAGGTCTTAGAAAAAGATTACAGAATAAAGAAAAGAATTACTTAAAAAGAATTAAAGATTTAGTAGGACAAGATGTACAAATAAATGCCCCAAGGTCAGTGGCTAAGGCATTCGATAGTCTTAACCTTGATTATCCAACCACCACCCTTGGATCTCCTAGCTTTACTCAAGGATTTTTAGAGTCACACCCTCATGAGCTTCCTAGAATGATAACTAAAGCAAGGGTTCTTAATAAATTACAGGGAACTTTTATTGATGGTATATCTAAATACATACACAATGGGAGGCTTCATGCCCACATTAACCAGATAAGATCAGATCAAGGTGGAACTGTGACTGGTAGATTTTCTATGAGCAACCCAAACCTACAGCAGATGCCGATTAGAAATGAATTTGGTTCTGAATTAAGAAAGCTCTTTATTCCTGAACAAGGGGAAGAATGGTTATCAGCTGATTATTCTCAACAAGAGCCTAGAATTCTTACTCACTTCGCAGTAAAAATTAAAAGTGAAGGGGCAAAAGAAGTAAAGGAAGCTTTTGAAAAGGGTTTAGATTTTCACAAACAAACAGCGGAAATGGCGGGTATTGATCGTAAGTTAGCTAAGACTATTGGTCTTGGTGTTATGTATGGTATGGGATATAAAAAGATGGCTCTTGATTTAGATATTTCTCCTAATGAGGCTAAAGTAATGCTGAAAGAGTTTAGAGAAAAGGTACCATTTATGCAAGGAATGTTAGAGGCAGTTATGAACCAAGCAAATAAAGTAGGTTCTATAAGAACTTACCTTGGACGGAGGTGTCAATTTAATTTATGGGAACCTAATTGGTTTGAAGTAGACCCCATAACCAAACAACCAGTATTTCACAAAGCACTACCTCATAGTGAAGCTATTGTTAAGTGGACTGGTTCTATTAAAAGAGCTGGTACGTATAAAGCATTAAATAGATTGATTCAAGGCACAGCTGCGGACCAAACTAAACTAGCAATGGTAGATATATATGAAAAATTGGGGATAACACCTCTTTTACAAGTACATGATGAGTTGAATTGTAGTGTAAAATCTGATAAAGAAGCAAAAGAAATAAAACATATTATGGAAACTTGCTTAAAACTTGAAGTGCCTTCAAATGTGGATTATAAAATAAAATCTAACTGGGGAGATGCAAAATAATGGTAGATAAACTAATTAAAAAAGCAGCTGTAGGGTACAAAGAGCAAGGAAAAAGCCGGGCAGCTAATCAAAAACCTGTAGAAGGAGTTAAGCCAGGATTTGCTATTAACCCAGAGCAAATGGCTTTTGAAAGAAGAAAACTTCTTGAAGAAATGTCGGGCGCTATGAAGCCTAATAAAAGACAATTAAACATGATGGCTGCTGTTGCAGCTACGGAAGAACCTAGATATTTTAAAACTACAAATTTAACAAAGACTGGTAAGCCAGCGGAGTATGATAGCACAAAAGGTAAAGGTGAAGAACGTGATCCTACCATGCGTATATTATCTTTGGGAGCTGGTGTTCAATCATCATGCTTAGCTTTGATGGCGCAAGAAGGATTAACTAAACATAAACCAGACTTCATGATCTTTGCTGACACTGGGTGGGAGCCCAAGTTTGTCTATGAACATGTAGAATATTTAAAGAA